CGGCGTACAAGCGCGCGGAAGCCGACGGGCCGCAGGAGCTGATCGCCTGGGCGACGCAGCACCTCAATGTCGAAGTCGGCATGGCGCTGCACGCGGAGCGGTGGGTCGGCGCCGATTACTGGCAGGCCACCGCCGATCCCGCGCTTTCGCTCGCCGCGCTGATCGAGCGGAGCGAGGTGGCTGTCGTTGGCGCGGACGTGGGCGGCGCCGACGATCTCTTCGGCCTGTCTGTGATCGGCCGCGAAAGCGGAAGCCGGCGCTGGCTTACCTGGTCGACCGCGTGGTGCACCTCGGCCGCGCTGGCGCAGCGCAAGGAGATCGCGCCGCTGCTGCGCGACCTCGAGGCGGCCGGCGAGGTGACGATCACCGAAACGGCGCACGCGCATGTCGCAGCCGCCGCGGATATCTGCGAGCGGCTTCGCGACGCGGACCTGCTGCCCGACGCGCGGGCAATCGGCCTCGACCCGTGGGGCGTGGCGGCGCTGGTCGACGAACTGCTCACCCGCGGGTTCGCGGAGGACCAGATCATGGGCGTGGGCCAAGGCTACAAGCTCTCAGGCGCGATCAAGGGGCTCGAGCGGCGGCTCTTCGACGGAACGCTGGCCCATTCCGATCAGGCGCTGATGCGGTGGTGCGTGGCGAACGCCAAGGCCGAACTGAGGGGGAACAACGTGTTCATTACGAAAGAGCGGGCCGGCACGGCGAAGATCGACGCGCTGGTGGCGCTCTTCAACGCGGCGATGCTCATGGACCTCAACCCGGCCGCCGCGGGAGGCGTGCCGACGCCCTGGGATCTCGACCCCGGCTACAGGATGACCGCCTGATGCTGGGCCGACTGTTCAAGCGGCGCGAGTCGCGCGCGCAGGCGCCGTTCACGGCGGCGCAGAGCGAACCGCGGCTGGTGCAGATCCTCGGGCTCGACTCGATCTTCGGCAAAAGCGAGTCGGGCGTCACCGTAACGATCGACGCCGCGCTCGGCGTTCCCGCGGTCTTCGCGGCCGTCAACTTCATCGCGGCGACCGTGGCCGGGCTGCCGCTCCACACCTATCGGCGCGACGCCGACGGCAGCCGCACGCGCCAGCGGGCGGGCGTGGCGCAGATCCTGCACGGCGCCGTGAACCCGGAGACGACAAGCTACGCGTGGCGCAAGAGCTGGATGGAGGCGGTTCTCACCGGCGGCCGCGGCGTGACGTTCATCGAGCGGAACGCGAACGGCCGCGTGATCAACCTGTGGCCGCTGGACCCCGCGAAAGTGACGGTCAAGCGGGAGTGGATCGAGGGTGCGCTGCGCACCCGCTACTACTACCAAGAGGGAAAGCGCCAGCTCAGGTACGAGGCCGCCGAGGTGCTCGACCTGACCTACATGCTCAAGAGCGACGGGCTGAGCGCCCGCTCGCCGATCATGACCTGCCGCGAGGCGGTGGCGCTTTCGATCGCGGCCGCGAACTACGGGGCCCGGTATTTCAGCAACGGCGGGGTGCCGCCCTTCGCCGTGACCGGCAATTTCCAAACGACGACGGCGCTGCAGCGGGCGGCCGAGGATTTCGAGGCCGCGATCTCTTCGGCGGCAAAGGATCGCCGCATGGCGCTGACGCTGCCGCAGGGCCTTGATATCAAGCAGATCGGCGCAAACCCGGAGCAGGGCCAACTCGAGGCCATCAAGCGTTTCGCCGTCGAGGAGATCGCCCGCGTCTACAGCCTGCCGCCGGTCTTCCTGCAGGATCTGACGCGCGGCACCTATTCGAACACCGAGCAGCAGGATCTGCAGCTGGTAAAGCACACGCTGCGCCGGTGGCTCGAGCAGATCGAGCAGGAGCTCAATCTCAAGCTCTTCGGCCGGGGCGGCCGGCAGTTCTGCGAGTTCAACGTCGACGGGCTTCTGCGCGGCGACTTCAAAACGCGCATGGAGGGCCACGCGCAAGCGATCCAGAACGGCATCGAAACGCCGAACGAGGCGCGCCAGCTGGAAAACCGCCCGCCGCTCGAAGGTGGCGACAGCCTGATGATCCAGGGCGCCACCGTGCCGATCACGGCGGTCGGAGGTGCCGGCGCGGGCGCTGGCGAAGAGGGACAGGACGATGGACAATCACAGGAGGACGAAGGCGATGCCTGAGTTCGAGGCAAGGGGCCGGTTCGTTCGCCTGCCGGCGGAAGTGCGAGCCGAGGGCGACGCGATCGTCGTCGAAGGATACGCGGCCGTTTTCGACCAGGAGACGGATATCGGAGGTTACTTCCGCGAGGCCATCGCGCCCGGCGCTTTCGCCGACAGCCTCGGCCGGGGTGATGACGTGGTGTTCGTCTACAACCACGACGACAGCACCGTGATGGCGCGGACGCGTTCGCGCACGCTGAGCCTCGAGGAGGACAGCCGCGGCCTCAAGATGCGCGCCGAGCTGGCGGAGAACGACCCCGACGTGCAGCGGATCTACCACAAGATGCAGCGTGGTGACCTCGACAAGATGAGCTTCGCGTTCTGGCCGGAGAGGCAGGAATGGGACGACACCGACGAGGTGCCGCTCCGACGTATCCTGCAGGCCCGCCTGCATGACGTGTCGATTGTCACGACGCCCGCCTATGCCGGCACCGAGATCGCGCTTCGCAGCCTCGAAGATTTCCGCCGCGAACGGCGCGCCGCCAATTTCTCGGCCGTGCGCGCCCGGCTGCGGATGAAGCAGAGTTACCTCGCCAGCGCGCGGGAGAACGGCTGAGGCACCGCGCCGACAGCCTATCGAGCAGGCCGCCTTCGGGCGGCCTTTTTCATGGACCGGCAAGAAGGAGACAGCCCCATGCCGACGAGCCAGATCATCGAGCTGCGCGAGCAGCAGGCGCGGATCGCCACGCAGGCGCGCGCCAAGTTCGACGAGATCAACGACGACACCCCCGAGGAGCGCGCCAAGGAGATCGAGCGAGAGTTCGACGCGATGATGGCCGAGCACGACGCTCTCGGCGCCCGCGCCGAGCGACTGGAGCGCCTCGAGCGCGCCGAGCGGGCTGCCGAGGAAGCCGCCGACCCGCGCCGCCCCGGCGCGCCGGGCGAGGCCCGCGGCGTCCAGGAGGATGACCGGCCCGACTACCGCTCCGCGTTCCACGCCTACCTTCGCGCGGGCGGCGATCTCGGCTCGATGCCGGACGAGATGCGCGGCGCGCTCCGCGCCGGCTATTCGGCGGTGGAAAGCCGCGCGCAGACCACGACCGACAGCGCCGGCGGCTACACCGTTCCGGAAACGCTGGCGCAGATCCTCGTTCAGACGATGGTGATGCACGGGCCGATGTACGACCCCGGCGTGACCTCGGAGATCGTGACGACGGGCGGCGGCAAGATCAGGATGCCGACCATCGACGACACCTCGAGCGTCGTGGTGAAGCACACCGAGGGTGCGACGCTGACCGACGACGGCGGCAGCGACGCCACCTTCGGGCAGAAGGAACTCGACGCCTACGCCTTCAACACGGAATGGCTGCGCATCTCGAGGGAACTGGTGGACGATTCCGTGTTCAACATGGAGACGATCATCGGCGGCCTCTTGGGCGAGCGGCTGGCGCGCCGCGCGAACCTCGAGCTGACCGTGGGCGACGGCACCGGCGATCCGAACGGCATCGTGACCGCCTCGACCAAGGGCGTCGATGCCGCGGCGACGGCCGCGGTGACCATCGACGAGCTGATGGACCTCGAGCACTCGGTGAACCCGGCCTATCGCGGCGCGCCGCGGGTCGCGTTCATGTTCAACGACTCGACGCTGGCGGCGCTGCGCAAGCTGAAAGACGGTGACGGTCAGTACATCTGGCAGCAGGGCAACGTGCGCGACGGCGTTCCGGCCACGATCCTCGGCCGGCGCTACATCGTCAACCAGGCGATGCCCGCCATGACCACCGGCCTCAAGCCGATCATCTTCGGCGATTTCGGCAAATACTACGTGCGCAAGGTCGGCTCGCCGCTGATCGCCGCGATCCAGGACAAGGACTTCTGGCCCGGGTTCGGCATGGCCGGGTACATCCGGCTCGACGGCGAACTCGCGGACACCACCGCGGTGAAGCACATCCTGATGGCGTGAGCCTGACGGGGGCCCTTCGGGGCCCCCGATCCATTCCAACCAACGGAGGCCGAGATGGCAAACGTGAAGGTTTCCCGCCCGCAGGGCGGCGACAAGCTGGTGATCGAGGACGGTGGCTCCCTGGAACTGGGCGCGGATGTCGCGCTCACCGTGGACGGCACCGACGTGGTGATCACTGGCCTGCCCACGAGCGACCCGGCGAAGGCCGGCGCGCTTTGGGCGAACAGCGGCGTTCTGACGCTGAGCGCGGGCTGATGCTGCTCACCGTGCGCCTTTTGCGGCCGCATGGCCGCTACCGGGCCAACACCGTGCTCGCGATGGAGGTGTCGCGTGCCCGCGCGCTGCTCGCGGCAGGGATCGCCGCCCCGGTGCGGCGGTCGCGGCCGGAGCGCGCGGTGCCCCGCCGCCCCGCGGAGGAGGCGGCCCGGTGATCAGCTACGAGCGCGTCACACCGCCCGCCGCGGGGCCTCTGAGCATCGAGGAAGCACGCGAGGTGTGCGCCGTCGACGGCGACTACAGCGATGCGCTGCTCACCAGCCTGATGGCGGCCGGCGTTGCGCTGATCGAGCAGATCACCGGGCGCGCGCTGCTCGCGCAGGGCTTCCGCGCGGAGATCGATCTCGAGGCCGCCGCGGGTTCGGAAGTCATCGGTATCGGCTGGCCGCCGGTGACGGAAGTCACGGCGGTGAGCCTGCGTGCTGTCGACGGCACGGTGACCGTGCTTGACCTCGCCGAGATCACGGTAATCGCAACGCGCACGGGCGCCTCGCTGCGCCGGGCCCCTGCGGCGTGGCCCGCCGAGGGCCATGCGGTGGTGACGTTCACCACCGGCGCGGCCGCCGCTGCGGATGTGCCAGCAGAGCTCGTGCACGCGCAGCGGCTCCTCGTCGCGCATTGGTACGCGCATCGCGAGGCGGTGACGCCCGGCGGCGCGACCGATCTGCCCTTCGGGGTGGAGGCTCTCTGCGCCGGGCATCGGGTTCGGTGGGTGGCCTGATGACCGGCGCGGGAGTTCTCGACCGGCGCGTGAGCGTCGAGCGCCGCCGGGAAACCCGCAACCGGCTCAACGAGCCGGGGCACGACTGGCAGCCGCTCGCGTCGTTCTGGGCGCGGCGGCGCGACCAGTCGGATGCGGAGCGGCTGGCTGCCGGTCGCGAGGTAAGCGGGGTGGTGGCGCGGTTCGTGCTGCGCAGCTCGCCGGCCTCGCGTGGCATCCGCACCTCCGACCGGATCGTGCACGACGGATATGCCTGGGACATCGAGGGGATCAAGGAGGTGGCCACGCCACCGCGCCGTTTCCTCGAGGTGACGGCCCGGCGCGGCGAGGCGGTTGCGCCATGAAGATGCGGATCGAGGGTCTGCGCGACATCGAGCGGGCCATGATGGAACTCAAGGCCGTTTCGGCTAAGGCGGCCGCGCGCCGGGTGCTCAAGAAGGCCGCCCAGCCGATCGCGGACGCCGGGCGCGCCAACGCACCGGAGCGCACCGGCGCCCTGAAGCGCAGTTACGGCGTGGGCACGCGCCTGACCAAGCGGCAGCGCGCGGTTTCGCCGAAGGTGAGCCCCGTCGAGGTGTTCGTGGGCCCCGGGCAGGAGGGCGCTCAGCAGGGCGTGCAGACCGAGTTCGGCAACGCCCACCAGGCGGCCGAGCCGCACCTGCGCCCGGCCTGGGATGCGCA